CTTCTCACCTTATAGTGCGTTTACCACAAATGAAGATTTCGCGCAAAGCATAGCACAGGAACGACATGGCAAAGCCTAGGGAAAACAGATCGGACTACATAGCCAAACAGCAACGGTTGCGCCGTAGCGAGGTAAGCGACATTGCCCCTCTGCCCGAGCCGCTACATGTAGAGGAGCGCGAGAGAGGGCGCACGGACCTTGCGTTTTTTCTGCGCTTCTTCATGCCAGAGAAGTTCTACCGCGAGTTTGACCCCGACATGCTGCACGCGATCAAGTGTATTGAAGTCGCCATCAACAACGGCGGCATGTTTGCAGAGGCGATGCCGCGAGGTAAAGGAAAGACCACGGCAGCGGAAGGTGCTATGTTGTGGGCCGCGAGTTACGGACACCGCAAGTTCATGGTGTTAATTGCCAGCGATCAAGACAAGGGCAACAACGGTATTGGAAACATTCAAGCTGTAGTTGAGGGTCAATGCCCTAGGTTCTGCGAGGCATTCCCCGAGATAGCCTATCCGGTTGAGCGCATGGAGGGACGAAACCAGCGCGCACAAGCTCAGCATATGGCTGGATACCCAACTAATATGACATGGAAGGCTGACAAGATCGTGCTGCCGACCATAGACGGCTGTGATAGCGGCGGCGTAATCATCCAAGCCAAGGGTATCACCAGTAAGGGAATCCGAGGCATGAACCACAGCGGGCAGCGTCCTGACTTCGCGCTGCTTGATGACCCACAAGACGACGAGAGCGCGGAGAGTGAGGCGCAGACAAACAAGCGCGAGAAGATCGTATTGCAGACCGTCATGGGGCTTGCTGGTCATGATAAGAAGATGTCGTGCGTGATGACCTGCACGGTTATCTGCCGCAGTGACCTATCTGACCGCTTCCTTGACCGCGTAAAACACCCCGAATGGCAGGGATACCGCACCAAGCTTGTTGATAGTTGGCAGACAGACAAGAAGAAGTGGGCCGAATATGAGGCGATATACCGTGAAGACATCCAAAACGGCATAGGTTATGGCCGCGCAACTGAGTTCTACCGCGAGAATCAAGCGGTAATGGACAAAGGATCTAAGCTTTCAAGCCCTGAGTTGTTCGACCCTGACTGCGAAATCAGCGCATTACAGCACGCGCACAACCTGTTGATTGAGGTTGGCGAGTCAGGTTTTGATAGTGAGTACCAGAACGAGCCAAAGAATCAAGACGTTTCAATTTATGACCTGACGCCCGAACTGATCATGAGCCGTGAGAACATCCGCGACAAGTATCAGATACCCGACTGGGGCAAGGTGCTGATTGCTGCAACCGATATCAACCTCTACGGCTTGCATAGCTCAATGGTATCATTCGGCAACGATCAAAGCTCATCGGTGGTATGGTTTGGCAGGCTCGACAACAAAGGCAGACCGTTGGTGCCGAAGAACACGCCAGAGCAGCAGCAGAAAACCGCCGTGTATGAGGCACTGGTCAGGCATGGCAAGTTAATTATCGAGAGCGGACAGCCATTGGATTTGTGGCTGATTGACCGTGGATACTTCCCTGATGTTGTGCATAAGTACATAAACGAGGTCGGCAAGAACCTACCCTTTGACGTGTTCGCGGCTTGGGGCGCAAGTGCTGAGAGGTACAAGCCGAGCGGCAAAGGAACAATCGGCGCACCACGGGAACAGTGCCACGCAACCGAGTGGCCTATAGGCAAGGGTATATCATTCAACATGCACTATTGGTGCGAGGTTATGCAGAAGGCGTGGCTTGGCAGTGTTGGCGCTCCTGGATCGTGTAGCCTGTACCGCAATTGTGACAGCAAAGAGTTTGCCGAGCACATATGCAGGCAGAAACTCATTGAGAAGTTTGACGGCAAGTATGGGGTAGTGTGGAAGTATCACCAAGCCCCAGGCCGAAACGATTACGGGGACTCAATGTATATGTGCTATGTCGGCGCGGCGTGGCTGGGCATCGGGACCAGTGGGCACGTAGAGAAGAAGCAACAACCAAAAAGACGCAGACGAGTGCGGCAGATTGCCGTTTAACAACAAGGGAGATGAGTATGAGCAAGGCAACAGCAGATGACATCGCAAAGCACGGCAGCATATCAGCGGGGTATCTATCCAAGCTGCTATCAGAACTGCCGCCCGACCTGCCTATAACATGCACGGGGCGCGCGTTCACTTGTGGACGGCCTGATATGTGCGGTGGGTTTGAGTTGGTATTCAATGGTGAGATGTCAAAGGAGATTGAATGTCGCCAGAACTAGCGAGGCAGTGTGTAATATTCAACAGGCTATGCATTCTGAATTATGCGCTGTTAGTACTACTAGCGGTGCTGATGGTGGTAGTCAAGGTGATAGGATAACAACAACAAGGGAGTGAGCATGAGACGGAAGCTGTATATATTGTGTAGGTGTATTGACTACGAGGGGTATGATGCCATGCGAGCATACTCAGACAAGGACAAGGCTGACAAGGTGGCAAAAAAGCTCGTCAGGATCAAGGAGGACCACCGCAAGCGGAAAGAGTACATATACGGCGATGACTTCATTGTCGTTGAGGTCTACGAAAACACAACACAAGTGAGATGAGATGAGCGACAAGATACCAACGGGAGAGCATTTGCCGGAAACAATCTACGCCATAGACATGACAATGCGCGAGCGTATGGCGATGGAGTTAATGCCGACTATGCTACAGAAGGCTAACGGGTGCGTATCAGACCAGTTCGTAGCGCGGCAGGCTATTGGGCTGGCAGATGTATTGATCACAGAACTAGAAGCAGCAAGGGAGCTAACATGACACGACCAGAACTAATCAAGGCACTAGAAGACAACGGCGCACAGTTCAAGGGCTACAAGCGCGCAAGGGGTGAGGCGTTGCAGGCGGCGTATGATGCGGTCCTGATACAGTCGGCACCAATGCTGGCAGAAGTGACACAAGCACCACCGCCCAAGGCCCGCGCAAACTGGGGCGCAAACGAGAACCCGCGCGGATGCCGTAAATGCAAGAGCGCGAATAGCAGGGTGACGGATACCAAGACGTTTCTGAACCCGCCGCGCGTTGTCAGGTATCGGGTGTGCGGTGACTGCGGGCAGAAGTTCTCCACGCTGGAGGTGACGGCATGAGTGATCCGGTTATGGTTGTTGTGGCGATTGTTCTTGTGACTGCTGCGTGCATGTGGCCGCGAGTATAACCCCCGCAAAGATAAACAGCACACAGCCGCCAGCCTAACCGCTGGCGGCTTTTTCGCGCCTATACCCCACCTTTATCCTACACCATAGGAAAGCGACCCGTATCACCCCTTGAACACCCCTAAAACGCAATGGTATCTTAGTGGTATAGCACGGCGGTCTAGGGGATTACTTGTGCTTGCAACTTTGAGGAGCGTTCATGGCAGTCACAGTAGATTCAATTGACGCGGCAATCACGTCAATTCAAGACAACGGGCAATCATTCACGCTTGACGGCGTCACCTATAACGCCGCCACGCTCTCCACACTGTACCAATACCGCGACAAGCTCAAGGATGAAGCGGCGCGGGCGTCCGGTGCGCGTCCATTGTTCCGTGCGGTGAACCTTAGCGGGATGGGATACTAATGGCAGGCAAGCTCAAAACCGAATGGCAGGCAGCAGCAAGCACGCTGGGGCTATCTACAGCAGGCACCAAGGCGCAGATTGCCGAGCGCGTGACACAGTTTGGTTACAACGCCTCCGTTGATAAGGGCCGCAGACAGTCGCCACAGACCAGCACCAAGGCCGAGCGTAAGTTCATGACGCCCAAGGTCAACAAGCGCGTTGTAGCCACCACACAGGACCAGCTACGCAACAACAGCCTTGCCGCGTGGATGGTACGCAAGCACCTTGACTATGTGTCCAGCTTTCATATCAGCTTCCGCACCGCTGACGACGACCTCAACACGCTGGTCAATGACATCTTCAAATGGCACGGCGCGCCCAAGAACTTTGACGTTGCGGGCCGACACGGGCGTGATGAGATGTTCCGCCTGTACGAGCTTGAGAAGGTTACGGCTGGTGACGCTGGACTGATTAAGCTTTCCGGTATCAAGCTGCAATCCGTTGAGCATGACATGATTGCCAAGGGCGCGCCGAGGGTTGGCGATGACGGAAACAAGGTCGAAGTACCCGACACCGTGAACGAGCAAGGGTTGATCGTTGACAGCTTTGGCGGAGTCGATCAGTACTGCATCTGCAACCGTGGACCGAGTGGTGATAAGGTCATCTTTGACCACATGGAAGCCGCGCAAAACGTAATCTTTGATGCCTACTGGACGCGCTTTGGCTCGCAGTTCCGTGGCGTTTCCCCGCTGACAACCGCCATTAACCGCGTGCAAGACCTTGAGGAAGCGTTTGAGTACAACCTCGTCAAGGCCAAGATGCACGCTATTTTCGGCATTGCTATCATGCGTGACGCTGCTGGTTCGGGCGAGATGGGCGGCGCTGTTGGTGACGCCCCACCCGAGGATGCCGAAACCGTTGACGATCCCGTAACGCTCACGCCCACGGCTATCAACATACTGGACATGAATCCTGGCGAGAAGATCGACACCGTTGAAAGCGGCACGCCGTCGACTGAGTTTGTCGAAGGTTGCCACCTGTTTATTCAAATCGGAATGCTCGCCCTTGACATTCCGGTAACGTCCTTTGATAGCCGACGCTCCTCATTCTCCGCGCGCATTGCCGACCTCAACGAGTACGAAGTCAGCGCGGAAAGCAAGCGCACAAAGAATCGTTACGTGCGCAAGGAGTACAGCGATTGGGTGCTGGAAACGCTCTGGAACGACCCCGCGCAGGACTGGCCCTTGCAGAAGGTTGCCGCCGCTGCTGGCATGACCCTGCGCCAAGTGCAGGCCGCGCTTGAGTGGATCCCCGCTGGCTCTCCTTGGCTGGACAAGTTCAAGCAGGTTAAGGGTGACGAGTTGGCTATTGAGCTGCGTGTTGATAACGCACAGGACGCCGCCAAGCGCCGTGGTGGTGATGCCTTCCGTAACGTCGAGAAACAGATAGAGGTCGAGGTTTACGAGCGAGACCTACGCGCTGACAACACGCTGCCACCCAAGGAACCCGAAACCGTGCTGAGCGTTAAGGCGCAAGTGTTTGCAGCAATGGAAGAACACGCAATGATGAAGGATGACGCCGATGAAAGCTAACGCAATCGCTTATGTGCTGGGCATGTTCAAGAAGCCCGAGCCAGTGAAAGAGAAACCTAAAGCCAAGCGGCGCAAACGGAAGGCGAAGGCATGAGCAATGAACGCAAATACGACAGCATTCCCGCCCATGCTTGCACCCTTACAGCCACCGCGTTTGAGGTTGGCGACAACGGTGAAGGCTCTAAATCTGCACCCGTTGGGGCAAGGTTGCGCACGACCTGTCAGGGATGCACATGCACAAGTCACGGCTTGCGCTAGATTACGTCCACGACAGCAAAGAGGTTATCGGCTATCTGAACCACTTTGACACCGAAAGCGGCGACCTTGTGACCAGTGGCGCGCTTGTCCCGTTCAAGGATTCTGACCGCGCTACCGAAATCCTCTACAAGATGGGCGAGGGTGTGCCATATGAGGCGTCAATCAACTTTGGCGGTGACGGCATCAAGGTGCAGGAAGTATTTGACGGCGAGGTAGCAGAGGTGAACGGCTATCAGTTTGAAGGTCCAGGCGTGATCATTCGCGAATGGCCCTTGCGTGGTGTGGCAGTTTGTCCGTATGGAGCGGACATGAACACGGAGAGCGCATCGGCGTTCTCTAATGGTAAACAGGTTTTCTCGGCATCGGTAGTAACCGAGCCAGAAGCCGCAACAGAGGAAGGTTCAGAAATGAGCAAATCCGTCGAAGTTGAGGCCGAGGTGGTTGCACCAGTGGTCGAGCTAGAACAAGCAGAAGTAGTTGAAACCGTCGAAGCTGAAACGGTAGAGGAAGAGGTTGAAGTTGAAACCGAATCCGTCGAAACCGAAGAAGAGGCAGAGGTTGAGGCTGATGTGGTCGAAGAGAAAGACGCGGAGTTTTCTGCGGTAGAGTTCGCCAAGATCGTTGATGAGTTCGGCGCAGAGGTTGCTGCTGAAACCGTCAAGGCTGGGGCTGATTACTCTTTCGCGCTGAAACTACACGCCGACTCGCTCAAGGCCGAGAACGAAACGCTGACGGCTCGCGTCACTGAGCTTGAAGCAGGCAGTACCGGAACCCCCGCCAATGTTGGCGGTGTGGTCAAAAAGTCGGTGTCGCTGTTCAATAGCACTAAATAACTAAAAGGTAAATACGATGGCTGAAACATACGGAACTCTCGCTGGTTTGGTCCAGTTTAATGATAAAAACCTCGCCGATCTGGAAGTAACCGACCTTCTGCAGGACGCCCCGCTTTTGCAGGTGCTCTTTGCGCAGGCCGCGTCTAACGGAACGCTTCACAAGTATCTGAAGCTGACCACCGCATCTAGCGCCGCTTTCCGCGCTGCTAATGCTGGTCTGGACAAGACCAACTCGGCTAACACGCTGGTTACTGATACGCTGGCGATCCTTGATGGTTCGTTCCCCGTGGACGTTGCCCTTGCGCAGGAAGCCAAGAACGGCAAGGACGCATACCTGCTGATGGAACTCATGCGCACCATGAAGACCATCTTTGCGGCTGCTGAGGCACAGGTCATTTATGGCGTTGGCGCTGATTCTACCGGCTTTGCTGGTCTGAGCGACAACGCGCAGCTTGACGCGCTTGCGGATGCCATGGTCTATAACGCTGGCGGCACCACCGCTGACGTGCAGACCTCGGTCTTCCTGCTTCGTTCTGGCAAGGATGACGTGAGCTTCATTCTCGGCAACGAGGGCAATATCGTTGTGGATGAAGATCCACAGATCGTGCCTTGGAAGCCCGCTGCTGACTCTACCAAGAGTTACCCCGCGTACTACACCGCCGTCAACGGCTATAGCGGTTTCCAGATCGGTGGAGCTTTCTCCGCTGCTCGTATCGCTAACGTGAACGCCACGGACAGCGCCGGTGCTACCTCCCTGACTGATGACATGATCTATGAGGCTCTTGCGCTGTTCCCCGCAGCTCGCCAGCCCAACATGATCGCGATGAACCGTCAGAGCCTCAAGATGCTCCGCGCTTCTCGTACTGCCGTCAACCAGACCGGCGCACCCGCACCTCGCCCGACTGAGGTTGAAGGCATCCCGATTGTTGTGACTGACTCCATTGTCAGCACCGAGGCAGTCGAGGTATAGGCACCCAGTAGCATCACGGGCGGCGGTCACTCCCGCCGCTGTCCGTGGTGCGTTTTTACCGAAAGGTTTTGATATGAAGAAGATCATGCTTTATTCAGCATCACTTCTGCTTGTCGGCGCAATGATCGCCATGGCAACCGATGCCGATTTGACGCAGCGCCAAGTCCGCGACCCAAAGAAGCTAGCCAAGATTCTTGACGCTCGCACCGTTGTTCAGACTGACACCAACGTGACTACCACCGTTACTGGATACACGCCAAGCAAGGCGGGGCAAATCCTCATCGGCGGCGCTGGCACGGGAACCAATGCTGTATGGATCAGCAAAGGCACGACCACTAACGATTGGGTGCAGGTAGCACCGTAGCAAACCAAGGGGCGTCCTTACCTGCTACCAAGTAGGGGCGCTGTAGCTTATGACATTATCAACCGCATTTGTATCTGGCAGAGTTTCGGCCATGCGCTCAATCCTTACGGGCAGCACGGTTGTCATCCGTCATGACACTTGGGAATATAGCGGCCCACGCCTGCCGCACCAAGTAGGCGAGGTGGTTGACGAAAATGGCGCTATGTTCACAGTGACAGGCGGCGTGCGTTTGATTGCTAGTGAGCTTGGCCCAGTGTGGCCGAAGGCTGGCGATCTGATTGACGCAAAGTCGGGCAGCTCGCAGGCGTGGCAGACGTTCGTGATTATATCCACGCGCCCCGACGAGACAGAGGCAAGCTTGCTGATTACCTACGGAGAGCGATACGACCAAGAGGGCATCTAGTGATTGATGTGAGTGTAAATGTTAGCGAGGAGGACATTGCCGACATCAACAAGGCAATTGATCTGATGATCCGCAATACAAACCGGATGGGCAAGGATGCGGTACACCGCGCAGCCTACCAGTTTTTGCGCAGCGCCAAGGCTCAGACACCAAAAGCCAAGGGCAAAAGCAGAACGCTGCACACCGGAAACGATGCGGGTGCCGAAAGATGGATAACTAAGAGCAAGGGCAATATACTTTTGAAGGCATCGCGCGCGTCACGCTTTTACATAGTGCGCACGCAGGCCGGTAAGCCAATGCGGATACTGATGCCAAACCCTGATTTAATTAGGGGGAAGGGCAGCAGGAAGAAGAAACAAGAAGCCAGAGAGATAACGAACAAGCTGAAGAACAAGTACGAAACCAAGCCGCACATAGGCGCGGCCAAAGACTCATGGAACAGGGCGTTTAACGATTTGGGCAAGAGTGTCACAAGGTTGATGGCGAAAAGGAGCCAGCGTGTTAGATCGGCAAGCGTTGCGCGGAGGATAGGCGGTACGTTTAACCCTGCCGTCAATGTGCAGAATGCTCTTAGCTATCTAACGAAGATCGCGCCGGAGCTTGAGGGCAATGCAATGCGCGCGGCTGGTAAAGCGCTGCTGAGCATTGTTGAGCGCGGCATCGAAAAGCAAGTAAGGAAATTCTGATATGTGGATCAGCGAAATAGTCGAGCGCACAATCATTCAAACGATGGCAAGCCTTGATGTCACGTTCCGCGCAAGCCGTGTTGATGACGACGAAAGCGCCCCCACCGAGCGCAAAAAGTACCCGTGCATGACCATCGTTGCAGCAGGAGGAAGCACCACCACGATTGAAAGCTTGTTTGATATTGTCGAGTGCGTTGTGTCGATCACTACCCACTACGAGGACGACCCCAAGCGTACGGTACTTGCGCGGCTGGGTGATGAGTTCCGCACGATACTCGACAAGCCTATTGCAACATCCACGCTCAAGACTGCGTTTGACGCCATAGCCCTTGCTGCTGGCGAAACGCGCTACTTTAAAGGGCTGACAGAAATTGACGGCGGCATGCCTGATCTATCAAACACAGAACAAACCATAATGACCACAATGAAGTTCCGCATCTGCGGCGCGTAGGCACACAACAGGAGAGATACAATGGCCGAGACAGTACCAGTAATTCAGTCAGAAAACTACGCAACGCTTGCGGCGTCATTCGGCATCAAGGCGAGTGATGCCACTGAGTTCAAATCGTTCACCCCTATTTTCGATGCGGACGGAAACTACCTATGCAGCGCAGAATGGGACGAGGGCGACAACTTCACGCAGGAGGCAGACTACTGCGGCGGCGGTTCACCTGATATCGTGACAGACCTCGGCGCGCTGCTGACTGCGTTCGGTGACGTTGTGAACGTTGCTCTGTGGCCTAAGATCGACGTGACGTTTGCCGCCGGTATCCAAGCCAACGTTAAGCTTGAAGGCCACCAGCACGACACCACGCCGCATGTAATCGCAACACTTCGCACGGCTGATGTATCGGGCGTTATTCCTGCCGCATCCGGTTTGGGCGTGCCTGACCTGATCACGGTAGCTGGTGATGTGTCGCCCATCAACGCAGCGGTTGCTTTCGAGATGGAGCACGTTGACAAGGCAGGAGCGGACGGCGCGCACTTTGCAGGCCAGAACATGCGTTGCCGTGTGTCGCTGTCCATCGACTACGAGGGCGTTGCAACCGGCGCAACGGCAGGCGATTGGCTCAATATCATCATCGCCAGCAGCAACCCGAACGATGATACGCCCACCAGCACGTTGACCGCTGAACAGTGGATTGACGTTGCGTAACCAAGAGGCACGCATGAAGGATGAAACCGCCGCAGACGAGGCAATCTCAGGACCGCACATCCTGAGATTTGCCAACGCCCAAGGATTCGCACAGCGCAGACCCAAGGTAGCCGAGGAGGCAAAGCCCGATGCAGCAGATGACGGAGATAGACCTGCGGAAGATGTTAACGGACACGAAGCATGTGCTGACGATACAGGACATTGCGTTAGTTGCAGAACTAGATAAAGCCGCCACTGTGGTTGTATCCGGTCCCGCTGACAAGTCTGACAGCATATATGCTTTCCCGCTGCTATACGGCGGGGAGGCGTTCCGCGCGCCGTCCATCGGCAAGCAGATATTCTGGGAGGAGCAGGTTGCAAGCGAGCTGCCCGAAAAGTGGCTGACCTGCGCCTTTCTGTGGTTGCTGACCTGCGCGGAAGTGCCAGAGCAACGCGGCGGTGATATCGTCAAGGTTGTCAAGAAATGGGCGCGCAAGTGCAAGCTGACCACAGATGACATCGCCAAGGTGATTGCAACCTACGCAAACGATAACGAGCATGGCGGCGAGTCTGCAAACTACGGCGAGATTATATCGCTTCTGGTGCGTGAGTATGGGCAAGACTGCGCGCATTGGTTGAACGCGCCCGAATCGGAGGTCAATATGCTGCTGGCTGATTGGACACGCAGGCAGGAAGCGAAAGCCGCATCATACCGTGCGTCAAAGGCTGGCAGTAAGAACCCGTTGCCGCCGATGCCGTCGCCAAAGATTAAAGCACTCAAGACCTACCGTGAACTTAAAGACAAGCTGAGGGCATCATGGCTAGCAAAAAAGTAGACGTAACAATAGGCATTAAGAACAAGACCGTTGCTGGCTTAAAGACGGTCAAGGCGGGGATCAAGCGGTTTTCGCAAAGCGTCACGCGATCAATGCGTAGTATGGGTATCTCCTTTCGCCGTGTCGCCACCGTTGGCGTTGCATCGTTCATTGCTCTTATCAAGTACGGCAACGCCTTCCGCGCGTCTATGGCCGAAGTCAAAACCATGCTTGGCGACGACAAGAGCGCGCTGCCCGAACTGACACGGCAGGTCCGCGAGTTATCGGGCGCGTTCGGGCTGGCAAAGAAGACGCTGGCAGATGGCTTGTATCAGGCGCTATCCGCAGGCGTGCCAGCAAGCAACGCTATAGAGTTCCTAACCGTTGCGTCAAAGGCTGCTGTCGGCGGCGTGACGGACGTGAAGACCGCAGTTGATGGCCTGACCTCAGTAATGAACGCATACGGCATTGAGGCCGCGCGCGTGTCTGACGTATCCGATATCCTTTTTACCGTGGTCAAAGAGGGCAAGATCAACTTTGAGGAGTTGTCACAGAACATCGGCAACATTGCGCCATTTGCAAAGGTTGCGCGCGTAGGCATTGAGGACCTGTCGGCAATGATCGCGACGCTCGTTAAGGTGGACAAGCCGGAACGCGCTATGACTTCCCTGCGTCAAGCGATGGTGTTTGCCGCCAAGGTTGGCAAGCCGTTGCTGCAAGTGCTGGAAGAGTTTGAGGGCAAGAGCCTTGAAGACTTACTCAAGGCTGGCGTCACGCAGAAGTCTGCGGCGGGCATCGCTATCATGTCAAACAACATGGAAGTGTTGCGCAAGGAAATGGCGCTGTTTAAGAACACGGCGGGCGCGGCTAATGCTGCGTTTAAGGATGTCAGCGCCGTTCGTGGGTGGCAACGTTTATGGCAGACAATCCTATCCATCACGTCACGTGTTGGCGAAACCATCGACACCAAGTTGCAGCCTGCTATCAACAGAGTCACAGCAGCAATCACAAGCATGGGGAAGTCTGCCGCGTTTGACGCGTTCATTAAAAAGGTAGGCAACGCAACTCAAATGGTCATCAAGTTCTTCAGCGTGATGACCGGCGGTGGTGGTGAGGCCGGCAAGGCGTTTGCGTCCCTTGGTGATATCATCACGCTTAGTTTTGTTAGTGGCGCACAGCAAGCCGCTAATATCCTTGTTCGTGGTCTCGGCGCTGCGTGGGACGCCTTCAATTCTAAGGCAATGAAGGGCGTCAAGAGTTTTGCCTCATCGCTTTGGAACCCGCTGCTTATAGCGCACAAGCAAGCCAAGTTTCTTTCTGGTGTTGGGAGCGGCAAGCAGGGCGCTGTTGAAGACTTATTTGATGTCAGCGGCACCAACGAGCGCAGGGATGCCGCGATAGACAGGCTAGGGCAGCAGTTGACATCCTTTAGGCCGAAAGGCATACCCTCGCGCGCGGCGTTTGGGATTGGGGGAACAACGGCAGCAGCCCAAGCGGGTGGCTTGATCGGCTTAGGCAAGGGTGTCCCCAACGCTGGCGGCGCTGGATTGTCGGGCGTCTCAGCATCCACCAGTTTGATATCAACCAGCGATCTTGCTACAATGATGCAGACGGGCGGGGCAGCAAAGCGTGACACGGAGATAGGCGAGCTGCAAGGCATCAATACAAGGCTGGACAAGATAATCGAACTACAAGGAGGGGTTGAATAATGGCATATAGCGACAGCAGTGTATTCACTCTTAAAGGGACATGGCAAGGCCAGATCAAAGGCGGATACCAGACCGCGCAGAAGGTTGCTGGTCTACCCGCGCCAGCAGTTGGGTTCATTTGGAGGCGCAAAAGGTTTATCTCCAACAGATACCGCAACCTGCAAGGGTACACGTCATGGGATACTCAAGCTGGCGAAGTGATCCCAGGTGATGACTTGGTGATTACCAACGGCCCAGATTCGCCAACATACGGGGGAGAACCTGACTACCTTATAACAAACAACGACCTCGACCCTGATCCGCAGGGATCGGGTATATGGCGCGAGACGATGGTTGCTGAGGGCTTCTCCGATTGGGAGCAATGGGAAATACCAGTATGAGCGTAATCCTTAAAGACAACTGGGTATCTGTCGGCAACTCGCCAAGGTCAAAGCGTGATGCGGATTGGCGCAATGCCGTTTCCAATCAGCTCAACATGGCAAACGTCCCCAGCGGCGGCACGGTTGAATTGACGACGACAGGGTTGCAGATTGAAATTGATTCTGACACAATCACCGCCCTAAACCTTGGCTTGTTCGTAAACGGCGACCAAGGCGTAAGCGTGTACGGCGGAAGCTTGTGGCGTTACGGCGCAACATTGATCCGCGCAGAGTTGACAGACGGCGTGCTTGCTTACGGCTCAAGCGATGAGGGCAGCGTTGAGGCTATCCCTGTTGGTAGTCTTGGTGCTAGCCAAACCCTTTATGTCTACGCTGAGCAGACTACCCTTTTCGGCGTGCCCGATGTCACCGCCGAATTCTTCACGCCAGCATTCAACGCATCGCCGCCAATTTATAGTAGCAACCTGTTTTTGATCGGCGTGGTTGTTACTGATACAAACGGCGCGCTGCAAATATTCAATGCGGTTGACGGAGATTTGCACTACGCAAGCGCCCCGCTCGACGGCGTATCGCTCGACACCAACGACGACAGCGAGGTGCAGCTATTCAACTGGGACAATGCGGCCGCATCAACAATTGAAGGCCCAGACCTGTTCCCGTTCAAGAATGACAGCGCGGCGGAACCGACCGACCTACAATATGCAAGCCTTGACTCGATCACCGACTACGCTGCTACTGTTATCAGAGAGGACATTACCGACTACATCGACCTGGATGGCGTCAGCATTGACACAAACACAGACGGCGAAGTGCAGCTGAACGGATGGGAGGTAGCTACTGACACCAATGCGGCGCTGTTGCCTTATAAAGCGACCGGATCGGCCGTCCTTACATACACCACGCTGAACGATTTAATTGCCAGCGAGGGCGGCATCAAC